ATTCAATATTAAAAGAGGGTCGGACGGAGTCCGACGAGAAAGAAGAATTTGATAAAGTCCCAATGCCGATAGGAGAGCAAATGCAAAGAGACCCAGACGACGAAGCCGAGGCCAAGAAAAAGTGGGAGGAAGAAACTCGGGTGAAGCGTCGCGAAGCCAAAGAGTCTCGTCGTGTAGAAAAGATTAAACACATTGCTTCCCGTCCCGTTGAAGACTGGACCCCGACTCAGTTAGCAGAATACTTTGCTGACCACATGAAGCAGATGAACTGGAAGATTGCTGAGTGGACTAGTCGTAGTGGGTTTAAGGGTGGCATTGAAAACCTGCGCATGAATCACAACACTAATGGTGTTATCGAAAAAGAATTGATTGATAGGTTCTTTTCAACTATTAAACATGACAAAGGACTTGACAACCCAGACCTCATATGGCGTATGTTTATCAAACGGGCACCGCAGATGTTAAATGATGCTAAGGCTTCTTTGAGAACTGATAAAGACGTTGTAGCATTAAGAGAGCAAGCTTCTAAATCATGGGAAGGTCTTGATGTATAAGTTAGAAGAGCAAAAGATTCGCCGTCGTACTTGGATACAGGCAGCAAACATTCCACCTGCTATGCAAGGTTGGAGATTAGAAGATTGCGTAGAGTCTGACCCAGAAGATAAAACAAATATCATTCGTTGGATTAAGGCTGTAGAAAAGGGTTTGGTTATCAGAGCTGTTGGTAGCAAGGCTTGTGGCAGAGGGTTGTTGTTAGATGGAAATCCTGGCCGAGGCAAGACCACGCTGGCTTTAGCTACTTTACAAGAGATGATGCTCACTCTTCCTATAGAAGCTTTTAGTGTAAAAGATGGCGATACCCTTACAAAACCTTGTTATTTTATGACTTTCAACGATTTTTTGGAACTTAAAGGTTCCATGATGGATGACCCGACAGACGCACAGGACACGCTCTATCATGGTGTCTTAGGAGAGTGCTTGGCTGACGCCTACAACATTCGTATACTTGTACTAGACGATGTTGGTAAGGAACACGCTGGGCTCTCTGGGTGGCAGAAGAATATGCTTCATCATCTTCTTCGCACCCGTTTTAACAACGGACTACCTACTATCGTTACAACAAACGTAAAACTAGAAGATTGGGCAGGCCTCTACGGTGATGCTACAGAAAGTTTCGCACGTGGAGCTTTTGCCTACTTACCAATCGTGGCAGAAAAAGGAGACCTACGTCGATGAGGAATGCGGTGAATGAAGAACTAAGACTAGTGCAGGTGTTCTTGAGTCAGTCTCAGACGCCTGGACCAAGTATCTTTGAAGTGTCGGTTCAAGAAGGAACCGATAGATTGTTCTGCACATGCCCAGGATTCAGTGGACGAGGTTCTTGTAAACATACAAAGTTTGTCAAAGCCCGTATTGAAAATAACAACGGCAACTATCCTCTAGAAATATCTAATCGTGCATCGAAAGAAGATGCAGACAAAGCGCGGTCTTCTAATTCACGGTTCCGCGAGTTCATTATAAAGTTCGGTAAGATAGAGGTATTCTAATCCCGTGAAGCACGGGGACATAAGTAACGAACTGCCAAAAAGAATACTCGTTACTACAGATATATTTTTACGAATTGAACTTACGAAGCAGCGCAAGTTTAAAATTATTCCTACCATAAAGGTAGACAAAAAAGTTGACCGAGCTGTCCTCAGTTGGCTATACCTGTACACATCTAGGACAGGAACAACACTAGAGCTTATTTCTTATGAGCTTAACGAAAACGATTTACAAGATTTTGTAGATGGACTTGACAGACTAGGTACTAATCCATTTAGATACTTTACAGCATACCAATCGGTACAACACTTGGTTCAAGAGTTACCACTCAGACCTGAGGTTGTTGGTGTCGTTGATATACAATCAAGGATGCTAATGTACGGGCACTGGGGACGTAACATAAACGAACTATGAATAATGAAACTAGATTACTAAGCAAAGTCCTAGAGGACAGGTCCATAACCCTATTGTTTGATAGGGGTGCAGGCGACCAATGGTTTGTAGACCCAGAAAATAAAAACATATGGAAGTTAGTTCGTGAGCATTATTTTGCTTATGGAGAGGTTCCAAGCCTCGATGTTATTACCGCTAGTTATCCAAACTATAAATTAACTCAGGCACAAGATAGCCTTGAGTATCTTGTAGATGCTGTTATTGATGAAAGACGCAGAGCATCAACTATTAAGATGGTTGATACTGCTATCAAGCACATAGAAAAACAAGACCATGAAACAGCGCTTCTTGCAATTCAATCAAGCCTTAGCCAACTTGAGGCTGATGGTCTTAGCGGTACTAGCGATTTAGATTTAACAGTTGATGCACAAAAACGCTATGACGAATATGAATACCGAAAGAACAACCCAGGTCTATTAGGTGTTGCAACTGGTTTTAATACTATGGACCAGGCAACAGGCGGGTTACAGAACGGTCAGTTGATTGTTATCGTGGCTCCTCCAAAGACTGGTAAGTCAACTCTTGCGTTACAGATTGCACAGAACGTTCATATGAAAGACAAGAGAGTTATGTTCCAATCATTTGAGATGAGCAACCACGAGCAATTGACTCGTTACGATGCAATGAGGGCACGAGTTTCACACAGTCGTCTTATCAACGGTTTACTTACACCAGAAGAAGAAGGACGTTACAAAGCAAAGCTTGCAAGCATTGAGAAGATGAGAGAAAAGTTTTGGCTAGTTGACTCAGCAGCAGGCATGACTGTCACTGGTATCTCCAGCAAGATACAGGTGTTGCATCCAGACGTTGTATTTATTGACGGTACATACTTAATGATTGACGAGCAGACTGGAGAGGCAAATACTCCGCAGGCTATTACCAATATTACTCGTAGCTTGAAACGTATGGCACAGAGGTTTAAAGTACCGATTGTTATTTCTACTCAAGCGTTGAAGTGGAAGATGAAAAAAGGACAAGTAACTGCAGACTCAATTGGTTACTCCTCTTCTTTCCATCAAGACGCAGATGTAATATTTGGACTACAAAGAGAGGATGAAGCAGTGGACGACACTCGCGTACTAAAGATTCTAGACAGCCGTAACTCTGGTCGTGGCGAAGTATCACTTATGTGGGACTGGAACAACGGTCAATTCCGCGAACTAGAAAATGATGACTTATGACACTAGACGAGATGCAGGAAACTTTAGAGAGGTTAGGCCTTGAAGTCGTATCCACTAGAGGTTCAGAAATCCAAAGCTATTGTCCAGCACATGTTGAAAGAACAGGTCACGAGGACAGAAACCCATCGTGGTGGATTAACGCTGATACAGGTGCGCATATCTGTTTCTCATGCCACTACAAAGGTGGACTGCTGTCATTGGTTTCCTATATTCAAAAGTGGGACTTCGACAAATCTAAAGAGTGGCTTAATGACGGGTCATCTAACCTTGCGGCTTCTTTACAAAAAGCAATCAAACCAAAAAAAGTATTTGAAGACATTACTTACATAACAGAGTCAATGCTTGCGGCCTTTATTGACCCGCCAGCAGATGCTCTTGCTTCACGCGGTCTCACATTGGCTGCAGCGCAAGAGTATGAAGTTCTATGGAGTGAAAGACACAGCAATTGGATTACTGTTATTCGTGACCCACACACCCATAAATTATTGGGGTGGCAAGAAAAAGGTCACAAGTCTAGATTCTTTAGAAACCAGCCTGTTGGGGTACCAAAGAGCGCAACCTTATTTGGCTACAAGCAATACAAAGGTGGAGACATGATTATTGTTGAGTCTCCGCTAGACGTGGTAAGACTGGCCTCTGTTGGTATCAAAGGTGGGGTCAGCACTTACGGCTCTATGGTATCTATGCAACAGTTCAACTTAATGCGTGGAGCCGATAAGGTTATTTTTGCTATGGACAACGATAAGGCTGGTCAAGACTCTTCAGTAAACTTGTTGATTCTTGCACAGGAGTATGGCACAGACGCTTGGTTCTTTAATTACAGCAACACGGATATGAAGGATGTTGGCGCTATGAGCAAGTCTGAGATAGTCTATGGATTAGAGAACGCACGCCATATGGTAAATGGAAAAAAAGCACTAAGAGGAGAACATGCCGTTACGTAGGATAAAGAAAAGACCAGCTTGGATATTTGATGTAGATGGAACGTTGGCTAACGTAGATTCAATATTAAAGTACATAGTTAACAAAGACGACACTGATGATTTTAAGAAAGATTTTGATAAGTTCCACAGAGAATCCGTCCATGTTCCACCCCATCCTCATGTGGTGGACATGCTGTGGAACGTTGTTGACAGGGGCGATGCTGACATAATCATTGTAACCGCCCGCAGAGAAGAGTGGCGTGCCCACACCTCATACTGGCTAGAAACAAAAGCAAACGTCCCACACACCGCATTGTTCATGCGTGGCAATAAAGACTACAGACCAGACTATGAGGTTAAAAAGGACATACTGGAACACATAAGATTATTTTGGGACGTTAAACATGCTGTTGACGACAACCCAAATGTGATTAGACTTTGGCAAGAAAATGGCATACCCACTACAAAGATAGGAAATTGGGACGGCAAATGATTATTGGACTCACTGGTTACGCACAGTCAGGCAAGGACACTCTTGCAAACATCCTTGTTGAAAAATATGCATTTAAACGCATAGCCTTTGCAGACCCTATACGTGAGTTCTGTTATGCCATGAATCCTGTAGTAGGTCATGTAGCTAATGAAGAAACAATATTAAGACAGCTAGTAGACCGAGTAGGTTGGGACGAGGCTAAGCAATACGGCGGGGTACGCCGTCTATTGCAGAACGTGGGCATTGCTGCACGTGAAGTATTTGGTGAACAGTTTTGGGTAGCACAGGCTTTAAGAAACGTGCACTTTACAGAAAACGTTGTTATTACAGATGTTAGGTTTCTTAATGAAGCAAATGCTATTAAAAAATACGACGATGCACAGATATGGAGAGTCAAACGTCCTGGGTTTGGCCCAGTAAACGAGCACGTCTCTGAGTCTGAAATGGCAGATTACAAAGCAGACCAGATTTTTTATAATGCTGGGACTTTAGAAGATTTAAAGGTGTTGGTAAACACTCGCATGAGAGCGTACGTTTAATGCAGTATTGGTCATGGGTATTAGCAATCATTGGGGTTGCTGGCATCTACTTTGTAGGTCGTAAGACTATTTGGGGATGGCTAGTCCTATTGTTTAATGAGGGTTTGTGGATTACTTACGCTTTGATTACGGACCAGTACGGATTCATATTTTCCGCCCTTGCCTACGCTATTGTTTATATAAGGTCTTACGTACATTGGTCTAAAGATAAAGTTAACGAGATACCTCTGTGACATTCACTGGCTCCCTTCTTCCCTATCAACCTGAGGCAGTTGACAAGATGTGCCTTCGTAAACGCATGTTGGTTGCCTACGACCTTGGGTTAGGAAAAACAGTTATTACTATTGCAGCCATAGAACGTTTGATGGATGAGAACAAAGTAACTGAGCCAGGCCTTATAATTTGCCTGTCTTCCCTAAAATACCAATGGGCTGGACAGATAGAGAAATTTACTAATGGAACTTCACGAGCTTTGGTTGTGGATGGAAC